GGTAACACCTTTGCTGGTACGTTGATGGGTGGTAAGATGAAGGTCTACATTGACCCATACGCTACCGTCAACTACTGCACAGTCGGTTATCGTGGTTCGTCCGCATATGATGCTGGTATGTTCTACTGTCCATACGTCCCATTGCAGATGGTGCGTGCGGTTGGTGAGAACACCTTCCAGCCCAAGATCGGATTCAAGACCCGCTACGGTCTTGTGAACAACCCATTCGTGGGTACCTCGTATGCTGATCCTTCTGATTCGGCATCGAACCGTCGCAACCAGTTCTATCGAATCTTCCGCGTAGATAACCTCCACGGTATCAACGCTGGTGGNACTGCCTGATAGCAGTAGTCGTTAGAAACAACTAAATACAGTTGACAACAGGGGGGTGGATAAAACCACCCCCCTTTGTTGTTGTCAGAGGAGATCTATATGTCACCANTAATCGATCCAAAAGACCTATACACAGCACCAGAAACAGTCACCACTCCGGGTGCAATCAATACACAATCTGATACTGTCAACTACCTATACCCCACTAACTATAGGTTCATCCTTACTCGCACACCAGCGTTGACGTACAACTGCACGAAGGCTTCGTTGCCCTCACTAGAACTTCCAGCCGTGATCCAAGGAACCACTCTTGTGAATGAAGGTAAGGTGTCCGGCGGAAAGATATCCTACGGAGATCTGACAGTATCTTTCCTTGTTGATGAAAATCTACAGAACTGGCAAGAAATTTATGAATGGATGCTCACTCTTGGCACATCATACGACCCTAGATTCCCCGAAGCAGATGAGAAGAAAAAGTACTCGAACGCCACATTGTCTGTTCTAAACAGTGCAATGAGGCCTAAGTTTGAGGTCGAGTTCAACAACATCTTCCCCGTAAGCCTCGGAGGTATCGACTTTGATTCTAGCGTGTCTAGTATGGACGCCTTTGTAGTGGACGTTACGTTCGCCTATGACTACTACGAAATTCGTCCTCTTTGATGCTTGACAGAACCCCCTAGCCGGGGTAGAATTATGATATGAATATGGACGAACTGAAAGCAATGATGTCTTCTGACTCGAAGGTGGATGACACCATTCTGGATCAGGAGTCAACCAAGATTCCACAACTCCACAACAAGTACCTGAACCTTCTGCACGAAGAACGGCTTCGTTACAAGAAATTGGAAGCAGATCACAAGACTCTCTACCGTCACAAGTGGGAGTACTACACAGGGAAATTGGACAAGGAAGAACTGGACAAATTGGGATGGGAGCCATTCCAAAAGAAGATCCTTCGTGGTGATGTGAACATCTATCTAGATTCCGACTCTGAGATAACCACCTCTACTGCACGAATGTCCTACTCTAGTGCCAAGTTGCAACTGATTGAGGACTATATGAAGTCGATCAACAATCGAAACTGGAACATCCGCAATGCCATAGAGTGGCGGAAGTTCCTACACGGGTCATAGTATTGTGGTAGAGATCACCGTCAAAGACTCGGTGTACATCCACATCGATTGTGACCAAGACATCGGGAAAGAACTTACCGACTTCTTCACGTTCATCGTCCCCGGTGCTGAGTACACACCTGCATTCAAGTACCGCAAGTGGGATGGAAAGATCCGTCTGTTCAATATGTACAAGGGAGATCTCTATCGAGGTCTTCTGTCCTATGTCATCAAGTTCTGCGAGGACCGTAAGTACAAGTGTCATGTCGAGGAAAGTCTACGACCCTCACATACAATGTCACATGATGACGTAGAGAAGTACATGACAGAGTTCCTACGCGCGTACGCGGGGGGACGCGAGATCACGCCACACGCGCACCAGATAGATGCAGTCCACCAATGTCTCAACAACCCGCGTACACTTCTCCTGTCCCCTACTGGATCCGGCAAGTCCCTCATCATCTATGCACTGTTGCGTTACTATCAGAGTACCACAGACAAGAAGATCCTCATCCTTGTCCCTACTACCAGTCTGGTAGAACAGATGTACAGCGACTTTGCTGACTATGCATCAGACATAGAATGGGATGTCTCGGACAACTGCCACAAGATCTACTCCGGGAAGGAACGAGTAGCAGACCAGCAAGTGACTATCTCGACTTGGCAAAGTCTCTACAAGATGCCTAAAGAGTTCTTCGATCAGTACGAGGTCGTGTTCGGTGACGAATGCCACTTATACAAAGCCAAGTCGCTCATCGGCATTCTAACCAAATTAGACAACTGCCCAGTACGCATCGGTTGCACAGGAACCCTAGACGGAACCAAAGCACATCGTCTGGTGATCGAAGGTCTGTTCGGTCCTGTCTATAAGGCTGCATCCACCAAAGAACTGATTGAGAAGGACATTCTATCAGAGTTCGAGATCGATTCGATCCTACTGAAGTACCCGATGGAAGTATGCAACTCTTTCAAGCGATTGACGTATCAGGAGGAGATTCATAAGTTAGTTTCTCTAGACATACGCAACGAATTCATCGTAGAACTCGCTCAGAGCGTCTGTGGGAACACCTTGGTCCTGTTTCAGTACGTCAATGACCACGGAGTCCCTTTATACGAAAACCTGCTGGAGAAACACTCTGGTAAGGTCTTCCTCGTCCACGGTGGAATCAAGGCAGATGACAGGGAAGAAATCCGGCGTATCACAGAGCAAGAGGACAACGCGATCATCGTTGCATCCTATGGTACGTTCTCGACTGGTGTATCTATCAAGAGGCTGCATAACATCATCTTCGCATCCCCCTCAAAGAGCAGGATCCGGGTGCTACAGAGCATCGGAAGACAATTACGGAAGTCAGTGTACAAGGACAAGGCAAAGTTGTTTGACATCAGTGACGATCTTCGGTGGAAGAAGTACGTCAACCACACATACAGGCATTATAAAGAACGAATAGAAATTTACAGATCCGAAGACTTCGATGTGACTCCGATCTGTATAAATATAGGGTAGTACTACAGGAGACATAGAATGTCACAAGCACAATCTTACAGCATGTTTGACGAAGTTACAAAAAGCGATACTGTCGCAAACCGATATAAGGCTCTCTATATTGGTGGGGTTGGAGGTACAGTTGATGTCGAACAACGAGGAAGTGGTATCACGGCATCCTTTGCATCGGTGCCAACAGGTACCATTCTCCCCGTCAGGACAGAGAAGATCTTGGATTCAACAACCGCGACGAACATTATTGGGATGAACTGATATGACTCACAATCCCCTACCGAACAAGGATCGGGGATTTCGGGTACTCAAGTTAGTCACAGGTGAAGAACTTGTTGCTCGGATAGTCCGATCCGATAAAAATAATCTATTGCTAGAACGACCTATGCGTGTGATGGGTTGTATGATAGAGGATCCGAATGATCCAAGTGGTACAATCCAACGAGAGATGGTCTATATGAATGACTATCTAGAACATTCCTCAATCCAAAAGGTCAAGATGCCGAGGAATGCAATCCTGAACATTCTTCCCCCGAACAAAACCATTATAACTGCATATATTCAAACACTAGAAAAGTTTGATCGTATAGACCAGTTATATGAGAATATGGAGAAGATGATGGATCAGTCGATGGATGAGATTCCCAACGAAGAGGGTATGTGTGATTTACAAGACAATATCAGGGAAGCAATTTCCGGGATAGTTAATTCTATTTTGAATTCGTATGGTGAATCGCAATCATCAGCCGAAGAAGAAGTTGAGGATTGGAATGAAGAAGATGTTGATAAGACCCGCGACGACTGGGGTAATGATTGGACCGATTGGTCCCCGAATCTCAAAGACTACTGAGTCTCTAGTCTACTTAAAGAATAATAGAGTAGTTCCCTTTGAAACAGGACACTGTATGTATAAGATATTAGAAACTGCTGTCAACCCCTTGACACATTTTTTTTCTGTGTTATACTACATATGTTGAATAATCAGAACAAGGAGACATGATTTGGCGAAGAAGAAAGATGATACGAGCAACCACTATGTTGATAACAAGAAATTCTATGCGGCGTTGTGTGAGTGGAAGGCAGAGTACGTTGAAGCAATGGAATCTGGTGATGAAAAGCCTCCACTTACCAACTACATTGGAGAGTGTTTTGTGATGATGGCAGAAGGACTTGCTAAACGAGCCTCCTTTTCGGGTTATACATTCAGAGATGATATGGTTGGAGATGCTATAGAGAACTGTATTCTATATGCACACAACTTCAATCCAGAGAAATCAAAGAATGCCTTTTCTTACTTTACCCAGATGATGTACTATGCGTTCCTTCGACGTATCCAGAAGGAGAAGAAGCAGTTGTACGTCAAGTATAAGATGCTAGAACAAATGGATGATTATACGGGAACTGTTCGGTGGTCTGAAGAAGACCCTCACGAAAAACTATCTGCACAGAAGCAGTTTAGGCTGAGCGACAATGATATAGAGAAGTACACTCCCAAGAAGAAGAAGAAGAAAGGCAGTGGTGGGATACTGGACGCCTTACTATGAAGATCCCCATCCTAACGGATACCCACTTCGGAATTAGAAACGATTCGAGTCTATTTCTAGACTACTTCTTCAAGTTCTACGACAACGTGTTCTTCCCTTATCTAGAAGAGAACGATATCACGACAGTCATCCACGCAGGAGACTTTCTGGATCGTCGTAAGTACGTCAACTTCAACACACTCAATCGAGTTCGGACGGAGTTCCTGTTTCCTCTATTCAGTAAGTACAACATCAAGATGCACTGCATTGCAGGCAATCACGACACATACTTCAAGAACACCAACGAAGTCAACTGTATCCGGGAAATCTTCTCGGATCAATACCCAGACAACATCAACTACTACGACAGTCCACAGGTTGTGAACTTTGATGGAATGGATATTGCATTTCTACCTTGGATCAGTCAAGACAACGAAGAGAAGAGTATGAAGTTCGTTGAAACTGCGCCTGCTGAATGGCTCATTGGTCACTTGGAGTTCTGTGGGTTCGAGGTGATTCCCGGAATCAAACACGACTTCGGACATGACCACAAACTCTTCTCTCGGTACGAACAAGTAATCAGTGGACATTTTCATACAGGCTCTGAGATGGACAACGTGAAGTATCTTGGCTCGCCATACCAGATGACGTTCTCCGATGTCGGTGATCTCAAGGGGTTCTGGGTTCTGGACACCGATGACAGGAGTCTAGAGTTCATTGAGAATCCATACGAGATGTTCTACTCACTACGATATGATGATACTGTGTCTGACTATGGCGATCTACTAGACTCACTCGACAAATACAGCCAGAAGTACGTCAAAATCTATGTAGCCGAAAAAAAGAAACCAGAATTGCTTGACAAGATTATAGATTCGTTGTATGGTGTAGGAGTCCATAACCTCACCGTCATCGAGGACATGGATGGAAGCACTAGCAAGGATGACAAAGACGATGATGAGGATACAATGAATAAGTCCACCATCGATCTCTTGGTCGAGGAGGTTCGAGGGAACCCGAAAGTGAATGACCAAGAAAGAGTACAGAAACTCGTCAAAGAGTTGTATCTGGAGGCGTTACGCCAATGAAAACTGAACGAGATATGAACTTTGTTTTGTCATGTGATGATAATGAAATCTATTATCCGTTTCTTAAAAAAGCAGTAGAACTCTATAAGACATTAGGTCACAATGTTATGGCGGCCTATGTTTCGGACAACCCAAAGAAAGAAATCTATGACCTTCCACTTGATAGACTGGAAGTTGTCGCACCAATAGATGGATATGAAATTGGTATCCAAGCGAAACTTGCACGCGGTTGGTTGGCAAGTCAAATGGACAATGATGAACTTTATACATTGATGGATGTTGACCAATTCTTGATTCGGTTTGATTGGTTGTCTGCAAGTATTACAAAGGCACATCAAGAACATGATATAATCACATTTGGTTCAAATGGATTTAGGGGAACTGACCATCAGGGTAAGTTTGCCATGTCAATGTTTACAACAACCCCAGAGAACTATAGAGAAATCCTAAATGTAACAATGGGCGGAACTTTGGAAGATGTGTTACAGTCATTCGCAGATAAACAAGATTTTCTAGACTATGTTGATTGGCCCAAGGCATGGATGAAACAAAGAGATACAAAGAATGCCTTCAGTGATTTTTCTGACGAGTCACTTTATGCTTTTAGAATTTTTGAAGAAGAGTTTGATGTTGCAAGAGTGGACTTGCCAAACTTTAACAACTTTATGTTCGCACATAGACTTGACAGAAGCGAACATATAATGGTATACTATAATAACCCACACTTTGGTGATGGGTTCTGGCAACAGGAGAAATTAACCGAAGAACAAAGGAAGATGATTCTGGATGGGTTCTTCATTGATTGTTGTCCGGCAAGACCGTACACAAATCATGAAAGTTTGATTGATGATATTGTTGATGTTATACTGGAGTTAAATAGTGAGTGAAAGAAAACCAACAATTTATATTGCAGGCCCAATGCGTGGGTGTGCAGACGGAAACTTCCCTGCTTTTGATAGGCAGGAAAGAGTATTATGTGAGCAGGGTTGGGAAGTTATTAATCCTGCAAACTTAGATAGAACTGAAGGATGTCCTCCCAATGGTCATGAGGATTTCGACCCCACTACTGATTACGAAGACCATGAATTTATGCGTGAAGCAATGAAAAGAGACTGTCTTATTATTTGCGAACGATGTACGGCAATGTATATGATGTCGCGGTGGGAACAAAGTCGCGGTGCTAAAACAGAATGGCATCTCGCTAAGGCTCTTGGTCTTGATATTTACTACGAGGCGCCTTTGCCGGAGAATGAATGATGGAAGCACTACTAGGATCATTTCGTGCGGTACTGCTAGGAATTGTTCTGTTGATAGGATTGGGAGTGACTATATGGAAACTCGTGCATGGTTTGAATGAGAAGAATCGTCGTCTAAAGGATGACCTAAATATAGTAGTCCAACGCTGTGAGAATCTAACCCGTCTGGTCAGTGACTTGCAGGATGAGATTGTGAAGATGGAGTCTCGGCAACAACTTGTTGAGAAGTGAAGTGGGTTTCCTCCTATAGAGGCTGGGGAGGGGGTTTCTTCGGAACCGCCCCCTC